GGCTGGCAGCGGCTTGTCGTAGCTGCTCGGCTGCGCGCCCTCGTAGATGGCCATGTAGCCGCCGTCCAGCAGCTTGGCCACGGCATCGGCCGCCGCGTTGGCGGCCACGGTCGACAGGAAGATCCTGCTCATTCGTCAACCTCCTCGCGCACGATGTCCATGCCGTCGGCGCGGCCGCGCGGGTCGCGCCGCATCTTCAGGCCCGTGACGCGCTTCTTCTTCCTGCCCTTGGCCACCTGCAGCTCCAGCTTCGCATGGCGCAGGCGCGCCATCAGCTGCGCGGCATCGGCGACGTCCGTGGTCGGCACGATCTCCTCGTCCTCGAGCGGCTCGTAGCCGAGTATGTTGTCTCGGATCTCGTTGGTGAGCACCACCTGCTCGCCTTGGTTCTTGTTGACGGTGCTGGCCTTCTCCGCCATGTCGAGGCGTTCGGACAGGTCCATGTCCTGCACGTCCGGCCACCGCGCCTCGTAGCTCTCAGGCGTCTCCGGCAGCTGGCCGAGCAGCTGCAGCCGCGATGTCAGCGGCCGCAGCACCACCGACTCTGCGAACTGCCTGCGGCGGTCGCGCACGTTCTGCGCGTAGTTGCTGGCGTCCTTGGTGCTGGCCAGCTCCCCCTGCTCGCTGCCGCTGAACAGCCGCTTCGGGATGCCGAACGGCGTGACGATCAGGCCGATGAGCGCATCCACCTGCCGGTCGAACTGCGCGACGTCGTGGCTGCCCACTTCGTCCAGCTCGATGCCGGACAGGCGCACCCACCGGCGCAGGCCGTGCACCAGCTTGTCGATCTCTTCCTCCACGCGCGTCTCGTCGCCGACCGCCAGCGTGGCACCGGGCATGAGCTGCGCGCTGAGCATCGGCTGCACGCGCCGCCAGAACGCCTCGCTGCCTGCGCCTGCGACCTTCTCGAGATCGTCCAGCCAGTTCCACACGGCGGCCAGCATCGGCTCGCCCCACTCGTCCTCTTCCACCGCCTCGTCGGCCACGTGGATCACGCGCGTCCAGTGCACGTATTGCGAGCCGGTGGTGCCGTTGGACTTGAGCAGCTTGGTGAACTGGTAGCGGTTCGGCTGTCCGAAGCGCGAGCTCCGGCGGTCTGTGTCGAGGTCGCCGTCCTGCACCTTGACGCGCAGCTCCGAATACTGCTTCAGGTAGGCCACGCTGCCCGGCTTCATGCGCTTGGCCTCGGACTCGAGCGGCCCAGGGTAGCCGATCAGCAGCACGCTGAAGCGTCCCAGCTGGGACAGGATGTCCACCTTGCGCATGCGGTCCCATGCCCGCGTGCGCGCGGCGAATTCGATCCACGCCTCCTCGAAGTCCGTGACGCTGTCCGGCGTGTCGTCCTCGACGAGGTCCGCGCCGCTGCGCCACGTGGCGTTCGGCAGCATGTTGACCAGCCTGCGCGCCACGCCGTTGCGGCGGTAGCGGTCCCACATCAGCTCAGGCGTCAGGACGCGCGTGTAGCCGAGCGCGGAGTAGTAGTCGCGCTTGCCTTCGAACCCGAACCCGTGCAGGTTGGCGAACGCCATCCTGTCGTGGATCGCTCCGAGTGCGCGCAGCACCTGCTGCGCGGCGGCGTTGTCGATGGGGACTTGGCGCTGGAGGCCGGACGTGGTGGTGGCCAGTGCGGTGGTGACTTCCGGGATCGGGGCCTGCACTGCTGCTGCTGCGGCGGCGCTCCGCTTGGACTGCGCGGTTGCGCGCCGAGTCTTGGCCTTCGACATGTTGGTTTACTTCCTCCCGCGTGCTGCGCCCCAGACTCCCGCCACCAGCTTCTGCGGCTCGACCTCGCGCTCTTCCACGCTGGCGTATATTACAGCCTCCCCACGGTCCGGGCTGCGCTGCAGCCGCTTCTTCACTTCTTCCTTGGGTTCGACGCGTATGCCGCGCACCGTGACTTCGTAGCGTGGCGCGCACAGGTCCGCGCGCAGCTGTGGGTCGGGCGGGAGCATCATGTTGTGGCCCTTGCTCGGGTCCAGCAGCTCGCGCATGCCCCAGTGCCACTTCGCTCGCTTGTTCGCGAACCGCAGCTCGCCGGTGCTGTCCGTCATCACCGTGCCTTCGCCGCCGTGCAGCGCGATGACCTTGGTGTAGCCGTTCTGCACGAGGCTGTCCTTGCAGCTGGCACCTTGGCTGTCCGCGTCAATCTGTATGCGGATGTCCTGCTGCGGGAAGTGCGAGGACACGTGCTGCGCGCCTTCCGGCCCGGTCTTCATGCCGGTGCTGCGCTTGGCGATGACCGCGCCGACCCACGGGCCACGGCGCGGGGCCATGGCGAATTCGTCGGTGCCGCCCCAGCTCGGGTCGATGCCCAGCTGCGTGAGCGGGTAGTCGTCGCCGCCCTTCTCGTGCCACCGCTGCTGAGCCGCGAGCACCCACTGCGTCGGGATCACCTGCCGCGGATGGTCCTGCACCTGCGCTCCGAAGTCGCCAGCGCCCATCGACCGGAAGCCTCCCGACAGAGAGCCTAGCACCTGCGCGTAGCCGGTGCGCATGTAGTGCGGATTGTCCTCCACGCTCGACGGGATGAACGTGCGGCTGCGCGGCCACGCGATGCGGCCGTCGCACTTGCTGCACTTCATCGCGCCCTCAGGCGTCACGTGCTTGCACCGGGGGTTGTCGCCGCCGAACACCATGGCAGGCGGACGTCCGGTGCCGTAGGCCGGTCCCGGGACTTCGACGTCCTTGTCGTCGTCGTCGACCACATACCAGCGCAGCTCGCCCGAGTCCGCGGGGTTCGCGTGCTTGGGGTCGAGCCACGGCGCGAAGTAGCGGATGACCCACTCGCCTTCCACGGTCAGCGGCGGGTTGCCGGTGCTCACCACGCGCGTGCGCTGGCCCACGATGGTGGTGCGCAGCCAGCCAATCAGCAGGCGGTAGGCGCGCTCCTGGATCTCAGGCAGCTCGTCAAACACCTTGAGGTCGTGCGGACGGCCGCTCCACTTCAGCCACTCCTTCAGGCTGGTGCCGGTGCCTGCGAACTCCAGCCTGCGGTTGCCCGGCAGGTTGGCGAACATGTGCTTGTTCCCGTTGTATTGGTCGCGGATGCCGACGATCTCCTGCGCCTGCGCCAGCAACCCCTCGGCACCTGTGAACTGCGCGAACTCACGGCGGAAGATGATCGAGTTGCGGTGCTCGGTCATGGCCAGCCCCAGCGCGAGCTGCGACTTGCCGCCGCCGGGACCGCCGCCGAAGAACAGCTCGTCGGCAGGTGAGACCACGGCCAGCTCCTGCGGCGACAGGACGCTGCCGTCCGGCATCTCGTAGCCGCGCCCCTCCTGCGCAGGCAGCGGCTCCCATATCGGCGGTCCTGTGGCGGCAGCGTGGTCGTCGAGCGGGCGTATGGCGTCCTCGAGCAGCGCCGACAGGCTCGAGCCGCGATGCTTCATTTGCCGGTGCCGTTGCGGTAGCTGCGCGCGTAGCGGATGGCGGCACGCAGGCGCTCGCCTTCAGCGCCGAGGCGGCTGAGTATGTTGGTCGTCAGCTGCGCCGGTGTGAGGTGCTGGTTGGCACGCACCACCTCATCCCAGTCATACAGCAGACGGACCGCGCGGCTGCCGGGAGCCGGGCTGCTGGCGGACACGTCGAATCCCATCGGCATGCGCAGCACGACGTGGTAGGCGAAACGCGGGTCGCTCAGCACGCACCAGTAGACCAGCTCCTTCGCCAGCCACAGCGGCTCGAACCGCTTGTCGGGCGTGTCCTCCCGCTTGCTGTGCGCCCAGCGGATGCGGCCCTCGTCGTCCAGCGGTCCGCGCTCTGCGCGCACGATGGCCACGTCCTTGGCGTCGATCGTCACCACGGCCACCACCAGCGGCGCGGCTTGGGCTGCGGCTTGTTGACCGGCTTGCGCTGCCAGCGCGTGCCGCTAGGGCCGCAGCCCAGCGAGCTGGTGCGTTCTGATGCGCAGCTGGCGTGAGTGCCATGCACCGGATCGCGCGGCGCGCTGGGGTGGTGGCAGTCGACGAACACCGGACCGCCGAACCGGCCGAACGGATCAGCGAAGTGGTAGTGCACGCAGTCGACGCAGAACTTGTGCTCGCTCATCGCACGCCCCGGTGCAGGTGCTCGATGCGCTGCCGCAGGCTGAGCGTGACCATCTGAGCGCGACCACAGCGACTCCACGCCTCGACGGCGCTGCGCGGCACGCCGTAGCGGTCCAGCG